TTAATAGTGCCCCAATCGTATCATTGCAATTATTAAAAAGATGGTCATTTTTTTCAGTAAGCTATGAAATTTTTATTGCGAGTATTAGTAAACTCAAGCTTTTGAAGAAATAGATAATTATTCGATTAATCTGGTAAGACATTTTTACTTGGTATATCCTGTGATGATTTTCTTATTTTTATGTAATTAATTAAATATAGCTAAATTTTCAAGTTGGAGCTTCTTCTTTTTCAATTAAGAATCAGACTCATCTACTTGCCCGTTCCAACTATATGAACATATAAAAAGGCGAAGGATCACTGATCCAACGCCTCATAACTTTAATCGTAGTTCAAAAAAGCTATTTTTTCTTAGGTTCATCCTCATCCATTTTCAGAACGGCCATGAATGCCTCTTATCTTATTTCCTGATTCACAAAGGTTTAAGAGTTCCTCAAGAGGTTTAATAATACCTAGACAAATATACTTCATCAGGTAACAAATATCAAATTCAAGCTCTAACGATATTGGTGATTACTCATGCAGTTTTTAGCTTTGGGCGGCGATATGACGAACAATCAAATTTAATAAATTGTTCCCCTTCACAACCGGAACATATGTTTGTATGATATAAATATCTTATTCTAGGGGTGATCGTATGAAATCGTTAAATGGTATTGTAAGTAGCGTAAAAATTCTTAAGTATTCTGAACGTCCCCTCGTCTATTTTAAGCTTGATGATACTAGCTGTTTGATTGCTGGTCACTCGTTGAATTTTTTTGCAGATGTAGAGGATGGAATGCGGATCGCTGTTGCTGGCGAGTACAATAGTAGGAAACAGTTCATTGTGCGGAAATATAGTGTGATCGGAGAAACTAGAATCATGTTAGAGTTAAATCGATTGTCAGTTTAATTCTAAATTGCTATTGTTCTGATTATTTTTATAAAGTATCATATAGAAAGAAAGGTGGTAAAAGTGTTGGCAAAGTACGAATTTTCTGTAAGATATGCAGGAGAAGCTTTGGTTGATGGAAGGATTCCTATCAGAGACTTGGCTCCTTCTTTGTTAGCTCTTTCTGAAGCCTTTCAAGAAATACAACAGATCACTCATCCATATCAACAACCTGTTTCACTAGATATTAAGGCTTCTGAAAAAGGATCGTTTATTGTTGATTTAATATTAGCAAATGGAAACGATTTGTTGTCGAGTGCTATTGATTTACTAAATGGAAATGAATCAGAAGCTTTAAGAAATTTAATTGAACTGGCTACTGGTTTCACAGCAGCAGTTATTTTCATTACCAAAGTAGGTAAAAAGAAAATAAAAAGAAAAAAAGAATTGCCTGAAGGAGAAGTAAAGATTACTTTGGACGATGAAACTTCAATTACTGTTTCCAAAGATGTTTTTGAAGCATATAGAAATGTTGAATTTAGAAAAACGACTAAGGAATTTGTTCGGCCGTTAGAATCAGAAGGTATTGAAGCAATTGAATTTTCAACTGAGAAAAATGCTTCTGTGTCAATATCTAAGCAAGATGTCTCAGCTTTTGATGTTCCAGAGATTGAAGATAAAGAATTCCCTTCAACTGAAAGTACTGTATATTTGCAAATTATCAATATTTCATTTGCGAATGAAAAATGGAAACTGACTGATGGTAACAAACCTTTTTGGGCAAAAATTGAAGATGAAGAATTTCTCACTTCTATTGAAAATAATCAACAACAATTCGGTGCTAGTGATGCTCTAAAAGTTATACTGGAGACACAGCAAAAGTTTACTGACAATGGTTTGAAAACGGAGTATTCTGTAAAAAAAGTAATCGAACACATTAAAGGGCCCAAACAATTAAAATTGGATTTTGAAGAATAATCATTCTTTTTGCGTACCTTCTCTAAAAGAGGAGGTATTTTTTATGTACCCTGTAGGGCCTTGTAGGACTCGAACCCGCATCTTCCGATATGAACCGGAGTATTCTACCAATTGAACTAGGAATACTCTTAAATAAGGATTATTATTTTTAAAACGTGTTATAATACAGAATAGAACGTCAGATCTTCCCCACAGTCCACTTCCCCAAGTAACTGTATCTGACGTTCCCTTTTTTTATGGGCGAGTGACTTCCCATTAAAATTAACTTACCCATAAAACGTTTACTTTGCAAATGATACACTCATGACAAAGTGATACACTACACAAAGAAACAACCAGCCCGCACACGACTGGTTGCCGATCAAGATGAAACTTAGTTATGAAAAAGAAGTAAGTTCTGGCAAAACTTACACATTCATAATAGCTCTTTTGTTAATATCTTGCAAGCGCATTCTCGTCTAAACTCTTTTTTAATGTCACTTAATATCGTGATACCAACGTGTTTCGTAGAAGTCTTGATGACCTCCACTTACATCACCTTTAGCGTCATTTGTAGCACGTGTCATCACAATGACTGACTTACCACTAAAATGCTTAGCATTGAAATTCACATCATAACCGACATTCCCAGTCGTCCGATAAGCAGCATTCACATCTGGTCTTGCTACTACAGGTGCTTTCTGGCGTGCCAATTCTTTGCCAGTTGTCCGATCAATAATAAATACATATTGATACTTGTAATTAGCGATATGCCACCCACGCGCCTTCAAGGTGTTCCCGATTCTCCCCCATTGATCAACATGAGCATGGTTTCCTTTGCCATCGTTCATTACAGAATATCCTGATCCTGCGGTAGTTGGATCTACAGGTTTGCTTGGAGTCGGTGCAGGTTTGTTCTCGTTTGATTCAAAACCATACTTCACATCATGTGCAAATTGCGCTTGTGAGACACCGTGACTTGCTAAGTAGCCATACGGGTCCGTATGATCGCCCCACCAATTCGTAGAAATGTATTGGTGACTGATGACCCCTTTGCCGCCTACTGGACTGTCTACAGTAAGAGGAATATTAAACCGTTTCGCACTGTCACGAATTAATTCAATGTAAACTTTATAGTTCTGTTTAAAGAGCGCTGGATTGGGCGTTGCTTGCAATTCAATTTGTACTGGCGAATTCGCATTGGCATAAGAGCCGCCTCCGTATTGCACATAGCCGGGTTCACCAACTTGGTAGACAATACCGTCACCAACAATATAGCTAGTGTAGGCATTCATCCAATTGCGCTTCATAAAGGTAGCTTCGTTACGTCCTGTTGCGCTAGGATTTGCAGTATCGTGCGCCACAATATAATTTGGATTTGCTCTAATTGGACTGCCTTCATTCGCCCCTAAATTGAACTCGTTATTGATCGTGTAAGCAAACCCATTAATAGGCAATAAAAAAAGAGCCAGTAAAAGGCTCAGTAACGTAATTTTCTTTTTCATGTGATTCCTCCTATTTTTTCGAATTGTATGCTGAGACACCTGTAACTACTCCTAAAAAAGTAGCTACAGCATTAATTGTTAGCACAGTCATATCCGCGCCACCCCAACCGTATGCCTTTCCAAGTGTGCCAACTAAAACAGATGCAGCTGGCAACACTGTGAGAACCGCCCATTTAATAATTTGGTAATACTTGTCCGGTAAAATCATTTCAAACCCCCCTATAATTTCGTTAAGAAATAGCCTAATATAGTAATACCTAAACCGATCATGTAACCCCATGACCATTTATTATTTGCTTTAATTTCTTTGATGTCATCAGCATTGTTGAGTGCAATAGAATATGCGTGATCCGCCACATCTTTCGCAGCATCCGCCTTCTCTCTCAATGCCTCGTAATTATCAAGTTTTGTTTCAATGCGCACTAAGCGCTCAATAACATCTTGTGCAGTATCATCTTTCAAAACTCCCCCGCCTTCCAACTAAATAATTAGCCCCGTTAAAAACGAGGCTAAATTGTTATTCAGCCAATTCTGGCAAATCCATATCTACTAGAATCTCTTTCACTTGCTCGCGAATTAGACCTGGTACTTGTTCAATCGTTTTCTTACCTTTAATAATTAAAATCGCATACACTACAGCCATTTCTTCCACCTCCCTTCTGAGTAAATAAAAAGCAATCCTAATTCGCAGTTTCTGCATCAAGGATTGCTTGTACTTCATTTCTGATTGTTCTAGGAACTTCTTCAATAGTCTTCAGGCCTTTCTGAATCAAATTGACGTAAATATTTGCCATCTAATTAACCTCCCTGTCTGCTGGAACGAGCATTTCATACACTTCAGCTAACGCTAATTGAGTTTTAGTCAATTGGTTTTCTTGGACTTCTGCCTTTTCTTTTAAGAATTCATTTTCCTTTTGGACAGTTTCTGTTAAAGTCTCAATAAACTCTAATTTTTCTGCGTAATTTGGAGTAATCGCCTCTTCCCATCTGTTCTTAGAAAAATTAAAGAACTGAGATTGTGGGTTTTCTAAATTTTGAATAGGTTCGATTTCCACAAAAGGAATAGATGTTGGAAAATCATCTGCTACTTCGTGTTCTTCAAATCCCATCGGGTATAATACTTTATAAATTGTTTTCATCGTTTTCCTCCTTTAATAAGGGTCTCTTGCTAACCAACAAAACGAACCTGTTAACCACGTATCTTGTGCGACATTATCTATGCAAATAATATTATTAATCGTTGATGGATCGAAAGCTAGCAAATAAAAATTGCTGCCAGAGCTCCAGTACATTCGAGGCCTGTCAATCGGCGCTGCCCATGATGGAACATTAAACCAAACAGCTTGATTATATTTCGCCGCTGACAATTTAAACGAACCTGTCAGATAAACGATATCTCCTCTTCGATACAATCTCATACTGCCGTCCGAAATAACTGAAGCATTGTTGTTTTTATCTACTGACGCATAATCATTTACTGATTTTGTTAAAACGGGCAATTTCCCTTTCACTTGAATACCATCTTGAAAATTCTTTGTTCCTAAAATCGTTTCGTTACCAGCAGTAGAAACAAACTTGCCTTGAACCCATTTTGCGATTGCTTTAAATACTAAATTAGGCGTCATAAACACACTGTTAGATTCTCCCGCTTCAGCTTCTTCACCAGTAGCGATACTTTCTACTTGATTGGCCGCGAACATTGATTCAATGTGTTCATTCGCTGAAATGTTCAGTGCAATTTCTAATTCAGAATAATCAATGCTTGTTCCGGATGGTATAGTTCCATCACTAACATAAGAGTAAAGTAAAATATTAATCTTTCCATACTGGTCAACCACGACTGGCGAGTGCTTTGCATAAATATCTTTTACCTGATTAGTACTATTGATAGCAGTAACACCGTTGTCATTCCAAACTTTAGTGTCAGGTCTCCACGTAACTAATTGTAATCTGTTTCCCGAAGGCCCACTTCCGAACCCAAAAACATGAGGAGTAATTTCAGAAACATTATTCTTAATATATGTGACTTTCTCATCCAACGTGGAAATCCCTTGCGATAGCCAAAAATTATTAGAGTAGACACTAGTTAGGATATCGACAACGTCATACTCAATTCTTATTAAAACCATTTGACCATTCACTTTATGTGATCCGACATCTCTGATATCATCTAAGTCTGAAATTTTTGAGTATCGCTCATCGCTAAATTCGTACCACGTACCAGCAGTAGGAGCGTTTAGCGCGGTACTATAAGCTATATAGGCACTGTTGGCATTCTCAACCAAACTGCCACTAACTTTCCCTGAAAAGTTGGGACTGAAAACTATTTTCTCCTTTTTCCCACTTACTATTTGATAGATCACGTTTGCGGAACTTTCTGGCTTATTGAAAACTTCGTCTTTTCGATAAACATCCGCTTCATCGATCTTTTTATTCGTTTCGTCTAACTGATCAGAAAGCTC